TCAAGTTCCAATCAAGGGCAAGTCAAGAACTTTTCCCTGCCTCTGGGCCGGTAAAGGCCCAAGTTCTAGGTGACATCACGGAGTCACGACAGCGACAGGCTAATCGGGTTCAACACTTTATGAACTATCAGCTTACAGAGCAAATGCCTGAGTACTTTGACGAGTTTGAACGTATGCTGTTTCACTTGCCTTTGATTGGTTCCGCATTTAAGAAAATTTATTATGATGCTTCTGTAGAGCGTCCTGTCAGTGAATTTATTCCTATTGATCAGTTTTATGTATCTTACTATGCAACTGACTTGCGTCGGGCAGATCGATATACCCATGTGTTGTATCGCAGCCCTGTAGAACTTGCACGTCAGATTAACGCAGGTATGTATGCAGATGTAGAACTACCAGACCCGTATATGCCTGAACAATCAGCACTGACTGAAAAGATGGATACGGTTTTGGGCCTTTCTCCTTCTTCAGACAGCGATATGCAATATGTTCTTCTTGAGCAGCATTGTTATCTTGATATTGAAGAAGACGAAATTGCTTGTCCTTATATTGTAACGATTGAAGAAAAAACAAAAACTGTTCTTTCTATTCGTCGTAACTGGAATCCTGAAGACAAAACAAAACAAAAGAAAATGTTTTTTACACATTATCGTTTTGTACCGGGCTTTGGATTCTATGGCCTTGGTCTTATTCACTTCCTTGGTAACCTTACTATGTCTGCTACAGCAGCTATGCGTAACCTTATTGACGCAGGTCAGTTTTCTAACCTTCCCGGTGGCTTTAAGGCAAAAGGTGTACGTATTGTAGGTGACAACGATCCTATTGCACCGGGTGAGTTTAAAGAAGTTGAAGCCACAGGCATGGACCTCAACAAATCTATTGTACCTCTTCCGTATAAAGAACCTTCTAGCACACTGTTCCAAATGCTACAGTTTGTAGCTGGCGCAGGTCAGAAGTTTGCAGACACAACTGAACAAGTGATTAGTGAAGGTTCTAACTATGGTCCTGTTGGTACAACTATGGCTCTCCTTGAGGCATCTAGTAAGTTCTTTAGTGCAATTCATAAACGATTGCATAAGTCACAAAAAACAGAGTTTCAACATCTTGCACGTATTAATCATGAAAGTCTGCCACAAGAATACCCCTACGATGTCCCCGGAGTTTCGGAAACGATCTTCAGGGCAGACTTTGATGGACGTGTTGATGTAATCCCGGTTAGTGATCCTAACATACCGTCTTCTGCACATCGTCTTATGATGACACAGATGGCTATGCAGTTGGCTCAAACTGCACCTCCGGGTATGTTTAATATGGAAGAACTTAATCGTACACTATTGAATGCGGCAAACATTCCCAATCTTGACCGTATTCTTCCGTCGAAACCTGAACCACAACCTCTTGATCCTGTCACGGATATTGAAGCAGCTACAAAAGGTCTGCCTATTAAAGCATTCCCCGGACAGAATCATGATGCACATATTCAGGTTAAGACAATGTTCCTACAAGACCCTGCTAATGGTGGTAATCCTATTATGCAAAGGATTTCACCAGTTCTTCAAGCCAATATCCAAGAACATGTGGTTATGAAATATGAAGAACAGGTAAGTGGTATCACTCGTCAGATTTTGGCTAGTGCTCCACAGGGTGATCCTAATCTACAAAATCCTGCCGTTATCGAACAAATTATGGCCCAAGCTGCCCAACAAGTTATGCAAGCTAATATGGCAGCCGCACAGCAAGGAGGTGGTCCAGAACAGCAGATGGTAGCGATTGAGCAAGCACGGCTTGACATTGAGAAGGAAAAGGTACAGGCACAGCTTGCTAAAGAAGCAAGTGAAGGCGCATTGAAAAATCGTGACCTTGACCTAAAAGAACAAAAACTTGCACTTGATGCATACAAAGTGGGAGCAGAGGGAACTCTGAAAGCAGATGAAAAAGAGAAAGATCGAAATACAAAGGCGGCAATCAAGGCTGTTGAAATCCTTACAGACCTCATCAAGCAAGAAGAAAATATCCAAAACTCCGAAACGCTTAAAGCGGCAGACATGATAACTAAAATGCTTGCAGAAGCAAGAAAGGGATAGTCATGTCAGGACTAAGAACTGTAGTTAAAATACTTTCAAATACAATAGATTTTGAAAAGTTATTTGGCACACCAAAAATTGCTCGTGAAAGTTTAAAAAAAACTATTCCAGTTAATGAACCTGATACACCTTTATATCAATTATTTAAAAACTTAGGTAGACAACAAAGAAAAGAAATGCAGGAAATGGGTATTTCAGAAGATTTAGATGATTTTATGGATTATCTAAATGTCGATGAAATGGATACTCTTGTAAAGGTTTTGAAAAATCCAGACCTTGATGATGTTACAAGAAATAATATTATTGATAATCTTTTAAGAACAAAACGAGAAGAAGTTATTGGGCGTATGTATGATAACAAACCTAATCTTCCTCGCAGTTTAGAGGTTGATATTTATGATCCAAGAGTTCCTTCTCCTAAACCCGCAAATGATCCTACCTTTACGATTGTAAAATAATGCTTTGGGAAGAAATACAAAAGTCCCTACAAAAAGAAGTAGATGGACTAAAGAATTCGCTTGCATATGGCGTTCCTTCGGACTATCATTCGTATATGCAAATTGTTGGAAAGATTGCTGGCATTGAATATGCACAGGATGAAATCAAACGATTGGTAAATACAATGATATATGAAGACGAAGAGGAGTAATATATGCAAAGTGTAGCTATGGCTAATGCTATGAAGAACGACGACTGGATTACAAATGGTGAAGCACCTGATCCAGAAGTTCTTCCAAAAGTTCCGGGGTTTCACCTTCTTGTTCGCCCCGTATCAGTAAAACAAGAAACCAAAGGTGGCATTTTGCTGCCTGACTCAACTAAAAATGACATTGCCTATCTTACAACTGTAGGCAAAGTTTTAAAGGTTGGGGATATCGCATACAAAGATGACGACAAGTTTCCTAATGGTCCTTGGTGTCAAGAAGGTGACTATGTATGTTATGGTAAACATGCAGGTCATAAATTTTTTTACAAGGGTGTAAGGTTGCTTCTTTTGTTTGACGATCAAATTTCTATGGTTGTTGAAGACCCAAAAGAACTTGACCCTACATTTAACTTATCAAACTAATGATGAATAAACGTGTACCTAGAAAAAAGGGGCAACCCGCAGGCTCTAAAAAACATTCTGACTTGTATACAGATGAAAATCCAAAAGGAACTATTCGTGGATTAAAATTTGCTACAAGGGCAGATGCAGTGGCTTCTGTATCAAAAATTAAAAAGTCTGGTCGAAGCCATGCACATAAAACACAAGCTGCTATTGCAATGGAACAAAGAGCAAGAGTGGCTGGAAAAAATGCTGCAGCATCTGTTTATAGAAATTTTATAGAACAACAAAAGAAAATTACTAAGAAAAAGAAATAAATTTAAAAATTTATTTACCTTAGTATTGTGTATTCTAGTTACATACTGTAATATAATCAATAGCGTAATCCGTCAGATTCGCACATGACGTAAAAAAGGAGAAACAAATGTCCGAAAAGGATAATGAGTGGACTACGGTAGACACTTCTACTGCCGGAAATGTAGAAGAAGAAAAAGTAGAATTTGAAGTTGAGGGTGAAGAACAACCTGAACTTCCTCTTGAACAAGAAAAAGTTCAAGAAGTAAAAGCTGAAGAATCTCAACCTGAACAGGAAGAGCAGCAGTCTGGAGCACAAAAGCGTATTCGCCAACTTGTGCGCCAGAAAAAAGAACGTGAAGAAAAGATCGAACAACTTGTAGCTCGACAAAAAGAGCTAGAAGAACAACTGAAAACTAAACAAAAAGAAATTGAAACTTCGGTTGAAAAAAGTTTTGAGTCTGCAGAACAAAACGTGAACAGCCGTATGGAACTGGCTCGTGATGCTTATCGTCAAGCACTGGAGTCTGGAGATACGGATCGTATTGTAGCTGCACAAGAACATCTTTCTAAAGCTCAAAACGATGCTTCGATGCTGCAAATGAACAAACAACAGTTTGTTGTTGATCGTCCTGTAGAGGAACAAGCGAAGCCCGTTCAAGAAGACCAGTCGGCTCAATATGACCGTCTTGCAGTAGAATGGGCAGGTCGTAATTCTTGGTTTGGTCAAGACTCAGTCATGACAACACTTGCGTTGGAAATTGATTCTGACCTGAAGAACGAAGGTTATGATCCTTCAGAAGTTGAGTTTTATCAAGAAATCGATTCAAGGCTCCGTCAAAAGTTCCCTGAACGGTTTGGTGTAGAACAACAGCGTCAGCAGGAAACGTCATCTCCTGCCCAAGTGGTTGGTGGAGCGTCACGCACTTCAACAGCTTCATCTAATAAAAAGGTAAAACTATCTCAAGAAGATGTTCGCCTTGCTAATAAATGGGGTATACCACTGGAACAATATGCCGCTGAAAAACTGAAAGTGGAACGAGCCGACGGCGAGTACACTTCTGTATATGGTAAATAAGCGTGGAGGAAATTGAAATGGCACGTACACAAACTAAATCACGTAGTGTTGAGTCTCGTGAACTTGAATCAAGAGAAGCAGAATTCGAATACAAAGAACCCAGTCTTCTTGATATTCCTGATTCTATTAAGTACCGATTTGAAGAACAGGGCATGGCCCTTCGTTGGATTCGGGTAACTATGAAGAATCAAGATGACTATCAAAACGTCGGCAAGCGTCTTGCTGAAGGATGGGAGTTTGTTTCTGTTGATGAGGTTCCAGAACTTCAACACACCTCTTTCGTGAGAGAGGAGGGGCGGTATACAGGTGCAGTCTGTCGTGGAGACTTGGCTTTGGCAAAGATGCCATTGCGTAAAGCACAGAGCCGTCAGCGGTATTACGAAAATCAAAGTAACGAAATGGTTGATGCAGTTAATCAACAACTTATGGGGCAAAATGATTCTCGTATGCCAATTCGAAATAACAGTAAATCTCAAGTAACTAGAGGTCGAGCACCTAAGTTTCAAGACTAATAGTTATTAGTGCAATTTTAATAGGGAGAAAACAATGACTACAAGTAAAGCGTTGTCTGGCTTCCGACCTTCTCGCAAGCGGGGAGCAAGCATGAACAATATGGGTTCCAACGAGTACCCGATTGCTTCTGGCTATGCTGCCAACATTTTTACCGGCGATCTTGTCCGTATTAATGCAGGGAATGTCCAAGTCATTACTACCGTAACTGAGATTGTTCAGGGTGTATTCATGGGTTGTCGTTATGTCGCAGACGGCGAACAGAAGTTCAGCAAGTACTGGCCTTCTGGAACGTCCGCAACTGACGCCTACGCTCAGATCGCTGACGATTCTCGTACCGTGTTTGAAGTACAAGCAGACGCATCTGTGACTGCTGGTGACCTTCACGGTTCTCAAAACTTTTCCGTAACGCTTGGTTCTGGCTCTACCTTTACTGGTATGTCGGGCCACGGTGTTGAAGCAGCAACTCGTACAACAGGTATTGCAATGGTACGTCCTATGGGCTATGTAGAAGAGCCGGGGAACGATGTTGACGATGCGGATGAGCGGGCATTCCTTAAACTGAATGTTCAACTTATCCAGCATACGGATAACTTCCTGACTGCCGCTGTAACTGCACCTGCAACTATCACAGCATATCTGCTGGGTTAAAGGGAGATTAAATAATGGCTATTAATAGAGCAAGTATTGCAAAAGAGCTACTCCCCGGCCTTAATGCTGTTTTCGGCATGGAA